CTTTCTTGAGCCGCTTGATAAGCCGCAATTACTTCGGGTGTCCAAGCCACGTTGCAGATTGCAACAACATTAGCGGGAACGCCTGTCAGGTCTTGTGCGGGTGTGAGGCTTGAACGATGGTAGGTTTGGCTTAGTTGTTTGCCATCTTCCATGATGCGTGTTGCTTCACGATAGAGAACGATGCCGTTCTCGGTTACTGTGATTTGGTCAACAGTTGTGGTTTTAGTTAAAGACATAATTTTCCTTTTAAGTTAAGTGTCCGACTTGATAATCCAACCAAGTTAATTAAACAAAGTATGTTCCAGCAAAGAAAATTGACTTTCCACTTAATGTGGCATTAGTTACATTAACTCCTGGAGTAAGTGGATATACAGCAGTTGCGTTTCCTGATAAATAAGTAAAACTTGCAACAGAAGCATCTGTATAAATAAGAGACATTGATATTGCATTTGCCGCATTAAATGGAAATCCCTGAAACAAAGCCGTTGCAGTATTTGCCGTTGTTGGGTATGCAAAAGCGCCTTGTATTGACACGGCCCTTCCTACTTTTGTATAGGTTGCATAATCTACTGTGAATGTTAATCCAGCACCACTTGCATCAGTAGGTGTCCAAGTCCCCTCCTCATAATCATCCAACGTATTAGCGTCTGATGATGCTGATTGAGTTGCGGGGAATGTGATGCCAGCACCGCTTGATGATGGGGTTGCATTGCCAACTGAAATGGTGCTTAAGGTTCGTACTGTGCCAGCGCTATCGATGCGTAGTCTTTCTCCAAATGATGTCCCATTGTGTGTAAAAACATTAAAATATGTTTTATTGTCAGTACCACTACCTTCTTTATTAAACCCATACTGCCCAACTTGTACAGCAGAAGATACTAATGATGAATAGGCTTGCACTGCAAGAATTGAGTAGCCATCAGCAGCAGCAGGATAACCTAATGCTTTTACCAAATTATAATCACCAGAAACTGATTTTCCTAAAGTTAAAGTAGTTTCACTACCACCATAAACATGAAGTTTGCTTGCTGGCGAACTTGTACCAATACCTACATTGCCGCTAGAGTCTATTCTGACTCGTTCTCCGTAATTTCCCGCACCACTTGTAGCTGTGCCAAAAGTAATAGCACCAGCATAATTATGGTCTACGTTTATAAAACTAATGTACGCATTTCCTTGCCCTGCACTATCATAGTTTAGGATAGTTGAACTATTGCCATTGGTGTTAGATGTGTTTTGTAGCGTAACTGTTGACCCTCCACCAATAAACGGGGTTGTAGTAGCTGTTGAACTTCTTGCAACAAGTAATCGTTCTGTATTAAGCCCTGATGTTTTTCCAACAAACAAATTCCCACTTGCATCCAGAGTCATCGCCTGAGTAAAGGTGACAGCGTTCCCTGCTGTGCCTGATGCGGCTGTCCACCAAGCGTGTTGACCAGCGGTATTATTCTGTGAGTAAAGATTTGCGTAATCTGTATCAATATATTTGTAACCACTTCCGTCATAATATGCGTTATTTAACAAGTAGGCGGTATTTGACAGGCCAGCAAGACTTGCTCGTCCGACTTGATACGCTTTCATGCCACCGCCAAAAGCACTCGGAGTAACTCCCAAGCCTAGATTGTTTGAAGCATCTTTAATCAATCCACCATTACCAACATTCAATGTGTCTGTACTTGCATCGCCAAGGGTCACATTGCCAGTAGCAGATAACGTAGTAAACGCACCACTAGATGCTGTAGTAGCACCCACAGTTCCATTGATATTTATAGAAGCAGTACCAGTTAAATTGGTGACAGTACCGCTAGATGGTGTACCCAATGCACCATTGAACAATACTGGTGCACCCGCAGACCCTGTATTGACCGCTAGAGCAGTCGCAATGCCAGTACCCAAACCAGAAACACCAGTGCTGATTGGCAAACCAGTTGCATTAGTCAATGTTGCGCTTGTTGGAGTGCCCAATACTGGTGTCACCAATGTCGGAGAAGTCGCAAAGACAGCAGAGCCTGTTCCTGTTTCATCAGTTAAGGCAGCCGCTAGGTTTGCACTACTAGGAGTGGCTAGAAAGGTTGCTACACCTGTTCCTAGACCTGATACACCTGTACCGATAGGAAGCCCTGTAGCGTTCGTTAAAGTGCCACTTGAAGGAGTGCCTAAGACTCCACCATTAACCACTGGAGCACCAGTTGAGCCAACATTAACAGCTAACGATGTAGCTACACCAGTACCCAAACCACTTACACCAGTAGAAATTGGCAAACCAGTGAGATTGGTTGCTGTACCAGAAGAGGGAGTTCCCAATACTGGAGTAACAAGTGTTGGCGAGTTTGACAACACTACCGAGCCTGTACCAGTAGAGCTAGTTACACCAGTACCACCATTTGCAACAGGAAGAGTTCCTGTAATATCAGCAGTAGAAAGGCTTACTGCATCCCAAGAAGCATTAGTGCCATCAGTCTGAAGATACTTGTTTGCATTGCTTGTTTGGCTAGGCAAGAGGTTGTTCAGAGCAGCAGCCGCAGTAGAAGCACCTGTACCGCCATCAGCAACCGCTAAATCTGTGATACCAGTGATAGAACCGCCCGTGATGGCAGCAGCAGAGTTATCTGTCTTAGTCGCAATGGCAGTAGCAATGTTGTTGTACTCAGTATCAATCTCTGTACCTCGGACAACCTTTAGTGGATCGCCAGGGGTGAGATTGTCTTTAGTCGCAAAGTTGGTACTTTTTGTGTAATTACTCATGATATTTTCCCGTTCTTAGATTGAATTTCAATCTTCTGAATTGACAGTTGAGTGCCGTTAATAGTGGTTTCGTAACCTGTTTGAACAACTTTTCCCGCACCAGATGCGTTTACATCTAATGTTTTAATCAAGAGTCCACCAGAGTATTCTGCTACTCCGTACTCAGCTAGGCCGTACTCATAGTTCTGTTGTGTAGGAATAAAAGCATTGCCTGACAAATAGTTGGCAGCAAAGTCAAACCCCCACTTGATCGTCACAAACTGGTTAGAGCCACCAATGATGATTGTCTTGATTCTCTTGAGAATGGAAATCTGATTGTCATTACCAAGGTCTGCATGATTGGTAAAGTAGCTTAATCGGTAAGTAGAAGTGTTATCTAAGAAACTTCCATACTTGCCAATAAATCCACTCTTACCAATGTACAGATCACCATTCCTGAGTGAGTACAAAGCAGTGGGCGTAATTGAGTCCCACTTGGTTACTCTAAAAGCACCATCTTGCAATGTCATCTTTGTATCAAAACAGAAGACTTGTGCTGTTACAGGTAGGGTCAATAAATAAAAGGCATTCTTCTCTGAGTAAACAGACTTCAGATTAGCCAAAGTCTCTACCGCCAAAGAAGACACCAAGTCAGAACGCACATTCTTGGACAAGTCTCTAAGTGGTGCAGACTTCTCTTGGATAGTCCTCATCAGTGAACGAACACCTGAGTCAGACAAGAAAATTACATCAGTACCGATTGACTGAATAGTGTCCCTAGCAATACACCCAATAGAGCCTACTGTGTCTGACAGAACCAAAGATGCGGGTGTTGAAGCACCAGAGTAAACAAGAATCTGTCTCTTGCCAAGAATAAACAAGAAATCATTGTGAGCCGCTAGACCCATCACTTCATCCGCACCATTAGGCCAAACCCTAGAAACATCCAATGTTCCTGAAGTACCACCGCCCCATACATGACCCGCAATCAGGTCTGAGAAGCTGATAGTGACCTTATCTGTAGATGTATTAGCCACCCACAAGCGACCAAACGCTGAGATGGCAATGTTTGCTTGAGGAACAGTCCCCACATAGCCAGACTTCTCAGATACCCGTCTAAATGTCGTTGTACTGACAGCGGGGTCAAAGATGAGTGGATCGTGACCAGTTTGGAAGAAATAAGCAATGCCATTCAAAGATGCACACTGCCAGTTAGATGCTGTGATAGTAGGGGCTGTTCCTCCACCACCATAGGTCAACTCAGTAACAGCGTTAGAAGTACCAAGTTTAAATAGTTTGTTGTTTCCCGCAAACAGAACAGTCAAAGTGCCATCAGTTTGGACTAACTCATGGATTACACCCACATTGTTAGAACCTAGATTGCCTGATGAAGCGTTAACAAGCGTGTATCCTTTACGTGCGCCAATACGACCAAATTGGTCAATCACGCAATTAGAAGCAGTTAAAGCAAAGCCAGAAGATAAATCTAATGGCGAGTCTTGCGTGTTCAGGCCATAGAAGCCTGGTGCGCTAATGCTTTGACTTTGAAGTGGAGCTGCCATTAGACCGCCACAAAGTTATCTTCAGGGTAACGAGTGCTTTCCAATGCAATAGCGTCAGATAGCATCCCACGGAATAAAGCGTACGCTTCATTAGAAGCAGTGCCTCCGTCCTCACCACGCTCAATCAAACCACGGGCATAGGCACTTTGAGTCACCAAGTAGTCCAATACTTTGACTGAAGTGCCATCAGCAGACAGATTAGCCTGTGGGATGGTCAAATCAAATTTAAGCGTATAGACACCATTGGGGACAGGAAACAGATCGACCTTTGTGTCGCCATTGCCATCTACACCACTAAAACAAAACTCGCTAGGAATAGACTGAGAAGGTGTGCCAAAGTTGAGCTTGCGGTTCATGTCCGCAACAGCAATGTTGTCTAGAGCAATAACACTTGTAGTGTTGATAGCGTCATTGATACGGAACTTCTGACCCGCACCTGTCAAAGCGTATGAGCTTGTGCCACTGGTAGTGGTAACTGTAATTGTTTGTCCTAAGACATTCCAATTATAGGAATCTTCAATCTGACGCTTGGCATCATTGACAAACTTGCCAATCAATGCGGAATAAGTGGTTTCTGATACTGTAGAAACAGTTGTCTCACGCAATCGAATGAGAACATCGTTAACAAGTTCTAAGTAGGTCATGTTCGTTGCGCTCCTGAAACTTCAAATGTGGCAATAAAACTGAATGAACTTGCCGCTTCAGTAGTAAGTTGAATTCTATCGCCTTCTTCTAAAACGATATAAGCATTGCCATCAAACTGAAGGTATTGCTTTGAAGTAAAGTCGTAGTTAGTAAGAATGTCCAATGTTGTAGCCGCACTTGCGTCATACCATTGAACAGTAATGTGCTTAGTCGAGCCACCAGTGTTGTGAATGTACATCACAGTAAACTTGGCGTAATAACCCGTAGGAACTGTATAAACAGTTGTCAGCGTATTTGCTGTTGGGTTAATTCCGACTGAGCTTGGCCTCATTTACTATTCCTCTTAGAGATCGCTTTAGCTTTAGCTTTAGCGTCTTCTTTGGACGTTGCGCCCCAAGCTCTAAGAGAAAGTAAAAGTCGGGTAGGCTTTCCATCTTTCATCTCAGCGCCAGGCATATTGCCCATACGTGCTAAAAAGGATGCCCTACGAGGGTTATCTCCCGACTTGACTGGTGGTTTTAAATTGCCACCTGTTTCTGCATTATACGATGCTCTACCTTTGGCATTCAAGCCCCCAGATTTATTTTTTCCTTCGGCTCTAGTCCAAGCAGGAGTGTTCATTTCTTCTTTGCGGTCTTAGCCGCAGCCTTAAATGCCGCCTCAGTAGGCACACCTTTAGAACCAACCTTACGCATCTTTTCCTTAGAACCCGCTTTGATGCGTTCTTGTTTGGCATTGATGTTAGCGTAGAGGCCTTGTTTCATTTCTTCTTCCTTTTGGACTCGGAAATAGCAATAGCAATCGCTTGTTTAGGATTCTTCACCACAGGGCCTTTTTTGCCAGAGTGTAGAGTTCCTTCTTTAAACTCACGCATTACCTTCCTGATCTTAGTGGCGGGTTTCATTTGCCACGACCTGCTTTTTTCATCATGTTAGTAGCAGTACGACCACCACGGGTAGGCATGGCTTTAGGCTTACCAATAGCAATCATCACAGTGACAGGCATAGATTTCTTTTTTCCATACTCTTTGGCTTCTTTCTCGCCTTTTTCTGTGTATGGGAATTTCTTGTTTCCAACTTGTGGCATATAAATCCTTAACGAACTAGCTTGGTTGCAACAAAAGAAATGAAACCGCCAATAACAGAGGCGATTGCCATTCCAACGAAAAAGCCACCTTTAGACTTGTTAGCCATTTCTAAAAGCGTTTTAATATCTTGGCGAAGTGCATGGACTTCTGCTTGTAAAGCCTCAACTTGGGCTTCTAACTTACCGAATTCTCGTGGATCAATCTCAGACATTTGATTTCCTTGGACGACCCATCTTCTTAACAGGTACTGGAGGTTGCAAGACTATTTGCTTTTCAGAAGTTTCTTCTTTAACTTCATCAATTCTGACGTATCCTTCGTGACCTTTCATGCTATCAATATCATGCTGATAGGTGAAAGTTACTGTATTCCCCGACTGTAAACAACGGAAAGTAGCCATAAGGACTCCAAAAAAAGGGGGGTATTAGCCCCCTTTAATTAAACTGCACGACCAATAATCAAGGTCAATGTAGTTGATGCCAAGTCTACAGAACCTGCTGTAGGGTTGTAAGTCACGATAGTAACTGTATTAGCGGCTGAAACATAGGCTCTACGAACCAAACCTGCTTCAGAAACGCCAACAGACATACCGATAACCATGTCACCCAAAGCAACGCCTGGAACTGTAACTGTATCTGTAGCGGTTGCAGTAGTAGCTACTGATCCGCTATCAAGAGTGCATGAAACGTCCCAAGTGTCTGTAAACAAACCACGGAACTGGTCATTGCCCCTACGGGAAACGACTGCTGTTGCTGCTGCCATAATTAAATCTCCTTAATGTAAAAAACCCCCCACCCGAAGGCGAGGGGAAAGGTTGTTATCAAGAAGGAACAACCAAGGCAAACATGGAAGAAGACAAAGCTGCACCAGTTGTAGCGGCACTACGCAATGCGGCAACGCCATACAAAGTGTCCGATGTGAACAAGGTAGCCAAGTAGTCTTGTTTGTACTGAGTTTGTGAACGGATGCCCACTTGCTCAACCAAAACCATAGCGTCCTTGTGACCCATCAAACATACACGAGCAATAGCAGAACCGCTTGTTGGGAAAGCAGCAGTTGCAGATGCAGAGTCAGCATTGCTAGATGTGAACACGGGGATACCATATAGGTTGCCGATTTCACCAGTACGGATAGCATTGCCATTACCCACAAAAGCCTGTTCTGTGTAACGGGAAAGACCCATCAACGTATTGCGGCTTGAAGGAGGAATAACAAAGAAACGACCATCCATAGGAGTGTCATTGTCATCTAAACGCTGAATAGTACGACGAATAGCCGCATCGGTCAGAGCAGAAGCATTACCAGTATTGGTGTTAGCTGTGTAGTCAAAGGCTGTAGTTCCGTCACCACCAATGAAGGCAGAGCCGTAACGTGCGCCTGTAGAACCACCATTAGCAACACGACCCAACTGGATCAAGCTAGTGTCTACTTGCTTGGCAAGCGCATAGCCCGCATCAGCAGTGTAGAACTGGCGCAAGCTGTTCAGGGCTTGTGCTTCAACGATGTCCTCAATGAAACGTGAATATTCAAAGTGTTGGTTAATGCTAACCAGAACTTCTGTCTCAGTATCGGCAATCAAAGTAACGGCAGTAGATGCCGCTTTTGCTGAAGCAGAACCACGGGTAGGGGCGGGAATGTGAACAGTGTCACCTTTCTTGCCCTTGAAGTTCATCTTCATTACGATGTTAGCCAATACAAGGTTTTTCTTGTAAGCGGCTACGATTTCATCTGACCAGATTTCTGGGATGAATTTTTCTGCGGTGGTTACTGTTACCGCTGGTGTTGGATATGCCATAATTAAATCTCCTAAAGTTTAACGAACCCGACCCTCTTGATAGGCTTGCATGATTTCATCACTTAAAGCGTCATATCTGTTTGGGTCTTGCATTTTGAGCCGAATAAGGTCAGCCCTTCTGTATACCTTCTTTGATGATTCACCAGAACCACCTATATCAACACCTACTGCCTTTAAGTTCTGCTTGCGAGTTACCTCGCCATCATCACTCGTTTGCTTCTGTTTAACAGAACGTAGCTGTTTATAGGTAGATAGCAATTCATTGGCTGAGTCGAAATCATATCCAGAATCGGCTTGCTCAAAAATCTTGATGCGAACAGGGCTAGACTTCACCCAATTTGCAAAATCCTGATCTTTA